ATCCGCAAGTTCGGCACCACCCGCATCGACGGCGTGCGCGTGCGGCTGACCGGCGCCTACCAGGCCGACGACGGCACCGCGGCGCAGGCGGTCGAGATCTACATCGGCGGTCGCTTCAACGAGATCAGCCCTGGCACCGCCAAGCCGGGCGACGATACCGAGCACGAGTTCAAATGCGCCGTCGCCTACTACCGCCGCGTGGTCGACGGGCGAACCGAGGTCGAGATCGACATGATCGCGGGCCGCTTCATCGTCGACGGGATCGATCGCTACGCGGAGATCATGGCGATCATCGCCAACTGACCCGCCTCCCCCAGCTTCGGCGACCGGACCTTTTGCGGGGCAGCCGGTCGTCGGAATCGGGCTGGTCGGCCTTTCCTCTCCCCCTTGAGTTGCCGGCCAGCCCACCCCCAACCGCCCTGCACCATCCGCCCGCGCTGCATAGCGGGCAAGCCGAGGAACGCCCCGCATGACCGACACCACCCAGGATACCGCCGCAGCCGCGCCGACCGTACCGACCGAAACTCAACGCAAGTTCGAAATCGTAAAGCTCAACGAACCGATCGTGCGCGGTACGACCACGGTGGAAGAGCTTACCATTCGCGCACCCCGGTCTGGCGAACTGCGGGGACTGAGCCTGCAGGAGCTGATCAACACGGATATCGGAGCCATTCTGAAAGTGCTCCCGCGTATCAGCGAACCGCCGCTGACGTCCGACGAATGCCTCAACCTTGCGCCAGCTGATCTCGCGGAGATCGGAGGCACGATACGCGGTTTTTTTATGACATCTGCGGAGCGGGCAGCGATGGAAGCGATCATCGCGGACCAACTGCGGAAGATCTGATGGCCGATCTGGCGGCTATCTTCCATTGGTCGCTGCACGATCTTCAGGCCCTTGAGATCGAGGAACTCATCTTCTGGCGAGAGCGGGCAATCCGCTGGTGGAATGCTGCCAACGCACCGCCGAAAGGTAAGGCGTGATGAGCAAGAAGTTATCTCTGATGGTGAACTTCGTCGGCGTAGACAGGATGTCTGGCGCGCTGAAGAATATCATCGGCCTTGGCAGGAAAGGGTCGCGCTCCCTGGGCGAGCTTCGCGGCGAAAGCCGTAAGCTCGACGCCGAGCTGCGGAAGGTCCGGGCCGAATTCTCGAAGGCTAGCGGCAACGTTACCCATCTGGTCGATCGTGAACGGGAACTTGAGCGGCAGATCGAGCGAACCAATCACGAAATCGAGCAGCAGAAAGGCAAGCTGGCGCAGCTAAGCAAAGGACGTGGGCTTCGTGAATTGGGCGGCCGAATTTCCGGTGTCGGCCAGAGCGCGAGCCTTTACCTTACCGCTCCGTTGGCGGCCGCCGGCTTCGCCTCCACCCAGATGGCGATGGACTTCAGCGCCTCGATGGGTGACGTCGCAACCTTGGTCGATAGCTCCACTGAATCCATCGACCAGATGGGCAAGCGTGTCCTCGATCTTTCGAGCCGTGTGCCCGTCGCGTTGGAGCAACTCCCGCCAGCACTCTACGACATCCGTTCCGCCGGCATAGACGCCAGCGAAGCGATGGCCGTGCTCGAAGGCTCTGCCAAGCTGGCGACGGCAGGTTTGGCAACTACCCAGGAATCGGCGGGAATTGTCACCAGCGCGATCAACGCGTTCGGTCTCGAGGGAGCCGCGCAGCAGCGCATCTACGATCTGCTTTTCAAGACAGTGAAGAATGGCAAGACCACCATCTCTGGGCTCGCCCAAGGCTTTGGCGGTGTAGCCGGAACGATCGCGAACGCCGGTGTCGAGGTGGACGAGTACCTCGCGTCAGTCGCCGCGCTCACCACAACAGGTCTTCCCGCTGCGCAGGCACATACTCAACTGCGCGCCGTCATCGCAGGGCTGACACGGGACACCACCAAAAGCCGTGCCGTCTTCAAGGCCCTGGCTGCGAAGGACATGAAAGACCTGATCGCCAAATCCGGCGGTCTCATCCCTGCGCTCAACCGCATCAAGCAAGAGCTAGCCGGAAATGATGCCGAAATGCTCAATCTGTTCGGCTCGACGGAAGCGCTCAACGCGGTGCTTGGTCTAACCGGCAATCAAGCCGAGGCGTTCAATAAAACGCTTCTGGACATGCGCGAGGGTGCCAATGCGATCGATCCCGCGTTCGCGAAGCAATCGGCAACCGACGCTGCCGAGCAGATCAGGAACTTGAACCAGTTTCGCGCCGCGGCGATTGAAGCTGGCAATGCCATTCTGCCGGTGATGACCAAGATCATGGGCGGTGTGGCCCGTGTCGCCACCGCCTTTGCCCAGCTGGGCCCCGGTAGCCAGAAGTTCATCTTGGGCGCACTTGCGATCCTTGCGGTGATCGGCCCGCTGGTGATCGGCATCGGAGCGATGGTGACTGTATTCGGTGCTCTCACCAGTGCTGCAGCGGTGCTCGGCATCGGCGTAGGCGCACTGGCCGGGCTGGTGTTCGGCATCCCGATCGCGATCGCGGCGGTTGCGGTTTTGGTCTGGGCTTACTGGGACGACATCAAGGCTGCGTTCAAATCAGGGTGGGACGCTGCCAAGGGCCTGCTCTCCGAAGCCCCCGCCTGGTTGAAAAACACCGGCAAGGCGATGATGGCGGGCTTGCTCAGTTCGATCAATCCACTCGCTCTCGCCGCGCGGCTCATTCAGGTGGCCAAGGGCGGCATCACCGCCTTCAAGAAATATCTCGGAATCAAGTCGCCCTCGCGTGTCTTCATGGCGCTCGGTCAGCATACGACCGAAGGCTTGGCAAAGGGTATCGGGCGCGGAGGGGACAGGCCGGTAGGGGCAATGCGCAAACTGGCTGCGGGCGTTGTCGCGGCCGGCGCGATGTCACTTAATCCGGTTGGCGCAGCTGCGAACGATGGGGCGCGTTCACCCGCATCCACTGCTGCGGCAACATCTGGTGCCTTGACGCTCTCGCCTACACCAGTTGCCGCCCGGTCGCCCGCCTCGCCTGCCCAGCCCCTCACCATCAACGCCACCTTTAACCTGACCCAGAAGAACGGCGAAACCGACGACGAATTCGCTGAGCGCATCATGCGCAAGCTGGAAGAGCTGATGAAAAAGGGGCGGCGCAGCGATTACGAGGATCACGACTGATGGCGAGCCGGCCCACCCCGCGCGAGCTGATGACGCTCGGCATGTTCATCTTCGGCATGGAAACCGCCGCCTACCAGTCGCTGCTGCGCTCGCGAGAATGGCGGCATGCGACCAGCGAGCGACACGACGCGCGCGACGCGGCCCAGTTCATCGGCCCGGGTGCTGACAATATCGGCCTCTCCGGTCTGCTGGTGCCCGAACTGGGCGCGGACTTCGCCTCGATCGATACCTTGGCCGCGATGGCAGACACAGGCGACACTTTCCCTCTCATCAATGGTCAGGGCCGGATCCTCGGCAACTACCGGATCGTCAGGATGGAGGAAGAGCACCTCACGGTGATGGCCGGTGGTACACCGCGCCATATCGGTTTCCGGATCGAACTCGAACGAGGTGACGACCAAGCAGGCAAAGAGACCACCCCATGACGGCCCGCAAGGCAGGCATCGCGCTCTCGCTCGCCGACGGCACCGATCTGGCTGACAAGATCAACCCCCGTCTCGTTTCGCTCTCGCTGACCGAACGGCGCGAGGCGAAGGCCGACGAACTCGACGTGCGCCTACAGAACGCCGACGGCCTGCTGCAAATCCCCCACACGGGCGCGGTTCTATCCCTCTCCCTTGGCTGGACGTCCGGCGACGGCGTGCCACTCGGCCTGGTCGCAAAGGGCACCTTCACCGTTGACGAGGTGGGTCAGGAAGGCCCGCCCGACATCGTCACCTTCAGGGCGCGCTCCGCAGACCTTACCGGCAAGCTGCGCCAGCGCCGCACCACCAGTTGGAACAAGACCACCCTCGGCGCGATCCTGCAGGCGATAGCGGGGCGGCACGGGATCACTGCACAGATCGGCGGCGATCTTTCCGGTCGGGAGATCGCGACGATCGAGCAGGAGGGAAAAAGCGATGTCGCCTTCGTCGCGGATCTCGGGCGACGGTACGATGCCGTCGCCACGTGGAAGGATGGCAAGCTGCTCTTCCTCCCGATCGGTAAGGCCGCAACCGCCGGGGGCGAACCGCTAGCGCAAGTCCGCCTGACCCGGCGCGATGGCTGGCGCTGGACCTTCAACCAGGCCGATCGCGAGAACTATGATGGTGCCGAGGCCCAATGGCAGGATCAGGACGCTGCCCGCCGACGCACTGTGAAAGTCGGCGGCGACAACCGGCGCAAGCTGAAGCGGGTTTACACCAGCGAAGCTGAGGCCCGGCAGGCTGCCGAGGCCGCTACTGGCCGTGCTGCGCGATCGCCTTACCGTTTCACCTATGATCTCGCCGTCGCAGATCTCGCGCTGCAGCCCGAGGCGAAGGTCGCGCTGGTCGGTTGGGGCGAGAGGATCGACGGTATCAGCTGGCTGGTCGAGAGCGTGCGCACCGAATTTTCGGCCACGGGCCTGCGCCAGTCGATCGAGTTGGAGAGCGGCTAGCGTAGTGGCGCGGTGATCTGCGCGACGAGTTCGTCGTATTCCCTCTCGGAGATTAGTCCGAGTTCGCAATCTTCCTTGGCCTGCCGCAGCTCTTCGCGCCGCGATACACATTCTGCCTGAAGCTCTGCCCGCTCCCACTCCGCTCGGTCATCTTTCTCGGAGTCGGGCGACTTGGGGACGAAACACAATGCCAGCGCAAACACCGCCACGGGGATGACAACCCAATCCGCCAGCCAAAAGGCTGCCAATGCAGTCACCCCCACCACCAGTATTGAAACCCGTCCAGCGGCCTCGACTCCGCCGCGCTTCGTTTCGAGATAGAAGAGCGTGCCCAGCCCCAAGAACCAGCAAGCGATGATAAAGTATCCCAACATGCCGCGTCAGGCTTTTCTCATCATTGCCGTCACGCAGGTCATTGAAGAACTCTCATAAGTTTTCCATCACTCTTATCACCTGCCCGAAAACTAAATACGCCTATAACGGCCCAACCCCTGTACACTTTATTAATTAAAAGCCGTTAGCTTTGTGGCATCAGCTGGCTGGTCGAGAGCGTGCGCACAGAATTGTCGGCGGCCGGCCTGCGTCAGTCGATCAAGCTTGAGAGCGCCTAACAGGCACCGGCCATCTGGGCGCCATATCGAGCTTCGCTCTCTGAGTATTTGTCGCCGGCTGAAGACGAAAGCTGATCGACGAGGCCGGAGCAGGAAAACCCCATCATGTCGAGATAGGACTTGGCGGACCGCGCGGCTTGCTCGTTCCAGTCGACTGTCATGCTGTCGACGGCCGCAGTTGCATCGGCCAAGTCATAACCGTCCCCGGCGGCCGACGACAATTGCTCGATCAGGCCCGCACGAGAAAACCCCTGCATTTGAAGATAGGATTCCGCACTTCGGCGAGCATTAGCTTGCGGCCCGGTCAGGGACGAAGCCGCATCGGTCACGGCATTGCCTTCGCCCCCAACCGAGGCCATATTGGCTTCATATTCGCCATCGTCCGCCGCTGGCTCGTCTGGTAAGTCGCCGCACGCTGCCAAGCTGAAGACCACACCAGCCATCATAATAAGTCGCATTGCACTCCCCCCATTCACTGATTGCTCGTACCTTTCGATACAGCAATCACTTGGCCGATTACGAACAGCTCGTCGTCGACCGCCGGATCTTCCCGCGCCATCGGCCTGCGCCAGTCGATCGAACTCGAGAGCGCTTAGAGCTCCCCGAGCGCGGCTTCGTATTCCTTCGCTTCACCCGGCTTCATGACCTTGTCGAGCCGCATCAGCACAGGCCCCGACTGGATCATGTATTGGGTGAACATCGGCATGCCTTCGGTCACCCCCTCGATATATTCGCGCCGCCGGGTTGCATCCTCCTCGGATGGGAAAACTTCGATGGTGTTCTGTTCCGAAGGCTCCATACCCTCGCCCTCATAGCGGTTATCGAAGAAGAAGACCTTGCTGGTGTAGCCCCCCGGGCGACCCATCATGTTATTGTCATCGGTCTCTTCGGTCAGGACGACGATACCGCCAATCGGCAGGCCCGCTTCAGTCAGGGCAGTAACCACGCCTTCGGCATCACGCGCGGCGACCGAAACCTTGGTCGGTTCATCCTCGGGGATATCGCTGACCGTCTCCTTCGACTGGCCGCACCCTGCAAGCACGAGGACCAAGGCACCGGCGATGGCATATCGTTTGAAACTCATAGCTTTTTCATCACTCCCACCACTTGCCCGATAATGAAAAGTTCGTCGTCGACCGCCCGATCTTCCGGCACCAGGGGGTTGTCTGAAAGGATTGCGATGCTGCCATCGCCTCGCGCTCGCAAGCGCTTCACCATACCCAGCCCCCCGAAACTGAACGCCCAGACCTTATCGGCGATTCGCAGGCTATTGACGCTGCGGTCGATCAAAATCTGATCGTTCGATCCAATGGTCGGCGACATACTGTCGCCAATCCCCCTCGCCATCACTAGGTTTTCCGCCTTGGCCTTCGAATAGGTGCGGATGAAGGATGCCGGAAACGGCTCAAGGTTTGCGGTCGGATCGAAATCGTCGAGATACGTGCCACCCATCCCATAGGCGAGGTCGAGCACCGGAATTTCTAGGGTGCGATCGTCGCGCTTCTGCTCCTGTCCAGGCGAGATACCGGTCGCGCCTGCTGCCGGGCTTGGATCGTCTGTTTCTCCCATCAGGTAATCTGGAGAAGTACCCAATGCCCTCGCAATACTGAGGAGACTACGAGGCGAGCGAGTTCCTCCTGCCTCCAATCGATTGATCGACGGCTGAGCTGTCTTCGATTCCCGCGCCAAATCCGACTGCGACCACCCTTTGTCGGTGCGCAACGCGATCATTCGATCAGGCCGGAAATCTCCCATCAGCGGACTTTACCCAAAATTGGATAAGGCATCGCTATAAAATTCCGATTGACTGAATATTCGTTAGTGAATATCCATTCGGATATGGATAGCTCACTCACTCGTTTTGAAGCCCTCATGCTCTGCGTCGAGAGAGCAGGCTCGATCAGCCAGCTTGGCCGCGACCTCGGCATCCCCCAAGCCACGATGTCGCGGATCGTCAATTCCAGTAAACAGCTCCCCGCTGAGCAGGGGCAGGTACTCACTGCGGAGCGCCTTTACGGCGTCTCCCGCCACGATCTCCGCCCCGACGTATACCCTCGCGAGACGATGACCGACCGCCACATCGGGCAGCGCTTTCAAGGCGTCGATGCCTGCGCAGGTCGGTTCTCCCTTCATGGGGCAAAGGATAGTCGCCCGCCCGCCGGGGTCGACTTCAATCGACCCGCACAAATGAAGGCCGCGCCATGACCAAGCGGCGCGAACCTCTCACCTATCATGCCGCGCTGACCACCATCGCCGCTCGTATCGGGTGGGATCATTGCGGGGCGCTGTGCGGCGTCACCGATCGTACCGTGCGCCTCTGGTCCGATCCCGATTGTGAAACCGAAATCCGCCTGCTCGACGCCGAGCGGCTTGATCGGGCCTTCATCGCGGCAGGTGGCGCCTACGCGCCATTCCACCGCCTATTCGCGCTCCGTCTCGAAATCGCTGCGCGCGCTCATGACGCCGACCTTGTTCATCTTGCGTCTGACGCAGCGAAGGAATCCGGCGAAGCGATTGCCGCCCTGCTCGACGCAAGCGGTAGGATCGACTGCCCCGACACCCGGCGGCGTGCACGCAAGGAAATCGGTGAAGCGATCGAACGCATGACCGACTGTCTCGCCAGCCTGCAGGATGAATCAGCATGAGCGGCGCGGGAGGCGGCCTGATCAGCGGGCCAATGGTCCATGCACCGCTCCAGTTTCGCCTCGCCCCGGGTGGGCGCAGCGCTGGCTCGACTTGCTTTCTGCTCTGCCCGCGTTGCGATGCGCCAGCATTCATCCGCCGGTCGGAACGCAAGACCGAGCAGGTCACGCAGATGGAATGTCACTGCACCGATACTGCCTGCGGCCATACCTACCGGGCGGACATCGTCTTTGTGCACTCCATTTGCGCAGGCAACTTCTCGCGTCCCGACCTCGATCTCCCCGTCTGCCCGCGCGACCAGGTTACGCACGTACGCCCTCCCGGCCGCGACGCAAACGAAGACGAACCGACCTTCTTCGACAAGAAATCCGCCACCGGCTGAAGTCCGCTTCCGCCGATCCCCGCCGCCATGTCCACCCGCAGGAGATTGCCGAATGAGACTGCGCGTCCACCTGATCGGCCGCCGCCGCTGCGACGGCTGTCACCGCACCGCCCGTACCCGCAACACCTTCACCAACGGCATCGGCTGGCGCGAGTTGTGCGACCCATGCGCAGACACCCCGCCCGCGCCGGTGACGCCAACCGCTCCGGTCCTGCCGCGCCACGCGGTGATCGCACAATGATCGCCCGCCTCCACGCCCTCGCCCACGACCTGCGAACTCATCCCGAAGACGCCCTGGCCTTTGGTGCCGCCTTCGTCGGCCTCTGGCTGATCCTGCACATGGCCGACCGCATCGCTTTCGGCCTCTCCGTCAACGGAGCGATCTGATGGGCAACCACCAATCCAGTTCCAATTTCAAAATCGAACAGGGAGCCGCCTGATGGCTGAAACAACCGACGACCGCCTTCGCCTGCTCATCGAACGCATCGGACGCCTCGAGGAAGAGAAGAAGGGCATCGCCGACGATATTCGCGATGTCTACGCCGAGGCCAAGGCGGTCGGCTACGATCCCAAGATCATGCGCCAGATCGTCAAGCTTCGGAAGATGAAGCCCGACGATCGCAGCGAGCAAGAAATCATCCTCGACACCTACAAAGCCGCGCTGGGGATCGGCTGATGGCTCGCCCGATTCTCTCGCGTCTTGCCCAACGCCGCGCGCCATCCATCCTGCCGATGGGCAGCGAAGCCGCGTTCGACCGCGCCCGCCTGCGCGCCGCCCGCCGCTCCTGCCCAAGACAGCGTGAATTCCGCCGCCGGATCGCCGGAGCGCTCGTGGGCGCGGTACTGGTGTCGCTCATGATAGTCGCGCTGATCGCTGCACGGGGGCTCGCATGATGCGCGCCACGGTCGAGATCGATACCGAAAGCCCACCCGGCGCCTACCGTGCCGCGAACGCCCCCGACGCCACCTGCGCCGCGTGCAAGCAGACCATCTGTCATCATCCCGACGCGATCTACGCGGGCGCCGTGCCCCAGTTCGAGAGAGATGAGCATGCCGACTGCGCGGAGGGAAGCGAAGACACATTGGTCCGCCTCAACCCCGCCAGAGACAAAGGGAAGCGGTGATGAGCGAACTGATTGATCCATTGCTCAGCCGCAAGGATGTCGAGCGCATGGTCGGCCTGAAGCGCTCGCGGATCGATGATCTGCGCCGCGCCGGTAAGTTCCCCCAACCGGAGAACTTCAAGTCGCCCCGGCACAACCGCTGGCGCCGCTCGCGCATCGAAGCCTGGCTCGAGGATCAGCTGGTCAGCTGATCCTCTTTTTTTGCCCACGGCAGGGGCACGGCTGGGGGCATCGCCCCCCGCAGACGACATCTTATTTATTTTTTTCAGGACTTTAAAAATGCCTATTGATGCCGCCCCTGGGCACCACGCCCCCTCTCTTTAACAGATCTACCCGGTGCGGACCGCCTCAGGC